ACAGGAATTGATCTTCCAGATAGTGACATATACGGAATACTAAACGGAGGCTACGGAGTTACGTGGAATCCCGGAGGTATTGCAGGGCTGCCCTCTGGTGTAGGCGCAATTATTCAGTCAGGATTAATATTTGTTCCTGGCATTCCAGTAGGATTGCCGCCTAGCTCTACAATTATTGGATCTATTGGCGATATTATAAACGCTGAAAATCCCATAGATGTTCTTATTCAAAGGGCGCAAGATGTTTTTGGGGATATAGTAAATAATCCCAGCGATCTTATTAATACAATTATTACAGATGAGTTAGAGCTTCCAGAAAATATCTGGGATATTCTTATTGGTGGGGCAGCAGTAACTCAAGAAGTTTTAGACTGGCTAAGTGAGAACGGGTATTCGTCAGAAAGCGAAGACACAACAGCTACGACTCTTGGTGGAGACGATGAAGAAGAAGGAGAAGCAGAGCCTTCGCAATTCTCTCCAGTAGATGAAGATATAATTCTTACAGACACAGGTGAGATAGAGGATATATTCAAAGATACTACCGCTGACGATACAGCAGATTACACTGTAACGCAGGATGATTCGTTATTTGGCGATAATACAATTAATGCGGATACAACTGTAGATTATAATGTTTATCAAGATGATCCGCTGTTTAATGCTTCTTCAACAAACACTGTAAATGCTACAGATACTTTTAATCCTCCAAATACGTCTGAACCTACAAGCACGCAAACTAATGTCGAGCAGTCTAATACTGCTGATACATCTACAAATTACAATGTAATACAAGATGATTCTTTATTTGGCACTGGAGTAAACACAGCTGATACAACTGTAAATTATAATGTTTACCAAGATGATCCTTTATTTGGCACTGGCGTAAGCACTGCTGATACAGCTATAAATTACACTGTAACGCAAGATGATCCTTTATTTGGATTTAACGACAGCGTAACAAACAACAATGATACAGCTGTAAACTACACTGTAACGCAAGACAATGAGCTTTTTCAAGAAAGTGAAAGCGGAACCTCTAACTTAGGAGGTGACACTCCTTATAATGATACAACCCAATATACAGCAGAAGAAGATCTCTATAATCCAACTCTTTCTACTAATGAGCCTTTTGCTGAACTTAGTAGCGGCGGCGGAGGGGCTGGCGGCGGAAGTATAGGCGGAAGCAGCGATCCTAGCAGATTTAGAAAAGGTCTTACATATCAGGTATTTGATCCGCAACCTATTATTGCGCCTAGTCAAATAGATTTTAGTCGAGGTCTTTTTGGTGGATCCTCATCTCAAATAAATCAAAAAGAACCTTCAGTTGTTGCAACATTATTTGGTGATTACTATGACTTATCTAGATTTAGTTAATAATGTTCTTCGCCGTATGCGAGAAGAAGAAGTTGCTACAGTTTCTTCTACCACATATAGCAAGATGGTCGGAGACTTTATTAACGATGCAAAGCGACTTGTAGAGACCTCTTGGTCATGGTCTGCGTTGCGAACAACTATTACTGTTACAACAGAGGATGATGTATTTGCATACGCCTTAACAGGGACGGAAACAGATTTTACCGCCGTTACTGCACTTAACGATACGTCTAATTCTTTTCTTGAATATCGGCCCTCTATATGGTTTGCGGACAAATACTTAACTCAAGAAGTATTAAAAGGAAGCCCAGCTTACTACACCTATAACGGAGTAGATGTAAATGGAGATACTCTTGTAGAGCTATACCCAAAACCAGATGGTGTATATACACTTCGCTTTGATGTTATATTAAGGAATAACGATTTATCTAACGATACCGATAAGTTATATATTCCGCATATGCCAGTAATGCATATGGCAATTGCATTGCTTGCAAGAGAAAGAGGGGAAACTGGAGGAACGTCAGCGCCAGAGTATTTTGCTATTGCTGATAAATATCTTAGTGATGCTATTGCGTTAGATGCAGCCAAGCATCCAGATGAAGTAACTTGGTATACAGTTTAAGAGGCAAGCATGGCCCAACCACTACAGACAATAAACTTAGTTGCTCCAGCATTTAAAGGAATTAACACTGAGGACTCTCCGTTAGCTCAGGACCCTTCTTTTGCTGAAGTTGCTGACAATGCTGTTATTGATAAGCGTGGTCGTATTGCTGCCCGTCAAGGATTTAATTTATCAACAATAAGCTCAAGTCCAATTGGGTCTGATCGCATACACCACATTCATCATTTCTATGATAGCCAAGCTAATGAGGTTGTATTCAGCGTAGGCAACAACAAGATATTTTCTGGCACAGATGCCTTAACTGATCGAACTCCAGCATCTTATACAATTACTTCTAACAACTGGAAGATAGTCAACTTTAACGATTACTGTTATTTCTTTCAAAGGGACTATGAGCCTTTAGTGTACAGCAACACCCTTAATGCAGTGACCAAAATGTCTGCCGTATCAGGCAGCTCTGTTACCTCTGCTCAGTATTGTCACGAAGCTATAGCAGCATTTGGCAGACTTTGGGTGGTAGGTACAGGCACAAACAATAGCACTATTTATTGGTCTGACTTGCTAATTGGTCACAACTTTAGCACTGGATCTAGCGGGTCTATAGATGTATCTAAGGCTTGGCCTGATGGATTTGATGAGATCAGAGCTATAGCTGCTCACAATAATCTGCTTATTATATTTGGTAATCACAGCATACTTGTTTATCAAAATGCAAATTCTCCAGCAAATATGTCATTAGTAGATACTGTTGCTGGCATAGGCGCTGTTTGCCGTAACTCAGTACAGCATATAGGTACTGACGTACTGTTTATGTCTCCCTCTGGCTTACGTAGTTTCGGCAGGACGATTCAAGAAAAGTCTATGCCTATAACGGATTTAAGTAGAAACATTAAGACAGAGCTAGTAGATGCCATTCAAGCAAGACAAGAACCTACAGTCTCAGTATTTAGCCCTGAGAACTACTTTTACCTTATAGGATTTCCAGATCAAGAAATTGTATATTGCTTTGATCTTAGAGCAAGGCTAGAGAATGGCTCATATAGGGCTACTAGATGGCCCTCTAGCACGTTTAAAGCCTTTGAAAGAAAGAAGGATGGCACTCTTCTTATTGGCACTGCAAACGGCATAGGCACATACTCAGGGTATACAGATAATAGCCAGTCATATCGCTTTAGATATTACAGTCCTGGATTAACATTTGGCGACCCATCAAAGTTAAAGATACTTAAAAAGGTTCGCCCAACATTTGTTGGTGGTAGTGGGCTGTCTGTATCTGTTTATTGGAGCTATGACTTTGAGGAGTCATATGCTAGCCGAGCATTATTGCTTGAAAGTGAAGGAACGTATTACTACGGAACTGACGAGTATGTAGGTTATTCAGCCCTTAACGGGTATGGAATATCCTCAACAGGAACCGGCACTGCCGTGGATCCAGTTATTGTTAATAAATATCTAGGCGAGTTTGCATCTGCTCCAACCACAGGATCAGGTGGTGGCGGAATACTAGATGGCGATAGCTACTTTAACACAGTTGATAATGCTACATATGTATCTATATCGTCTGTATGGACAGACTTAAATGATCTTACGGTTACATCTTTTAGTGAATACGCTGCTGGGGTAACAACAAGCAGAAGAGTATTCAATGGAACTGGTTCAGGAACGGTAGTAAGTATTGGTGTGGAGGCGGATATAAACAATGCCTCATTATCAATACAAGAAATTAATGTTTATGCTTTGATGGGCAAGACCCTTTAGGAATAAATTATGCCAGCAAATATCACAGACATACTTGGTGCAATACTTGGTGGAGGCGCAGCTTTAGGCGGCGGGTTTTTAACCAAAGAAGCATTAGATCGCCTTTCAAATATAGGCGAAGAATCTCAAAGACAAGCTGAAGCCGTTGCTAATCAAGCAATGAATCAAACGAGATTCCAGCCTTTTGGAATTACGTCTGCTACAGGTGGCGGATTTAGGGCTGATCGCACTGGAACAAGCATGTACTTGTCTCCGCAAGAGCAGGCTATTCAAAGTATGCTTATGGGTCAGGCTGGCTCTACGTTAAGCTCTGATCCATATGGTCAGGCAATGGGCAGAACTGCCGCAGAAAGCGCCTATGGACTTGGTCAGCAGTTTATGGGAATGGCTGGTCAAGACACAGCGGGTCGTGAAGCAGACATATACCAGCGTATTAGGGCCATGCAAAGCCCAGAAGAGCAACGTCAACAGATGGTTCTTGAAGAACGCCTAGCTAATCAAGGACGTTTAGGTGTTCAGACTAATATGTTTGGTGGCACGCCAGAACAGCTAGCATTATCTAAGGCTCAATCTGAAGCACAGAACCAAGCAGCACTGATGGCTATGCAACAAGCACAACAACAGCAGGCTCAGCAGGCTCAGTTAGGTCAAGAATATACAGGGCTAGGATCTCAGTTAGCAGCTAGAGATTTAGCTTCTCTTGCAGGACAACAACAGTTAGGATTGGGTGCGCTAGGCGGGTCATATGCTCCACAGGCTCAAATGCTTAATGTAATGCAAGCATCTGAGCTTTACCCACAGCTTGCACAACGAGGTCAATTAATGGGCGCTCAAATGTACGGTGAAGGCATGATGACCGGCATCGAAGGCAGGCTAATATCAGAACAAACTCGTGCAGACTTGCTTGGCGATCTTGGTGCTGCGCTTCTTGGTGGCGGATTATTTGGCGGCGCATCAGGTGGTGGATTGCTAGAAAGCATTATTGGAATTTTTGAATAAAGGAATTTTAAAATGGCTAGATATTCACCTACTTTTCTAAACAGAATAGGCCAGACTCCTTCGTTTGGAAAGCGATTAACAGAGATTGCTGGTGGGCTTACGGCTTATCCAGGAATGATTGCCGAGCAGAACAAGATTAAAGGCATGGGTATGTTAGACCTTGCTAAATACAATCTTGAAAAAGCAAGAACTCCAGCAGAAAGAGCGCAAGCATTAAGCGTTCTTGAGCAGGCAAAACAGCAAACTGCTAATGCTGCTATTGATCCTCTTTTTACTGCTGCAATTCAATCTAAAGATCCGAATCAAATTAAAAGTTTTAGTCAGTCTGCTCAAAACGTAGCTTCATATCTTGGTCTTCCAACAGCAGAGATTGCTAAAAACTTTGAGGGCATGATGACTGGCAGACAGCAAAGCAATGCCCGAATTGCTGCTGATAGATTGATGTCTGCAATTAAGCAATCTGAAGATCCAAGGATTCAAGACTCTCTTAATAAGACATTGGTTGATACGTTAGCAAGAGCAGATCTTCCCGTTGCTGAAGCGTCAGTGTTTGCAAGCCAGGTAAGGGCTGCTAAAGAAGCAGATAGGCTGGCAGCGGCCAGAGCAAAAGATTTTTACGATACTCAAACAAGAGAAAATAGAGAACGTCTTGAACAGCAAGAAAAAGCTCAAGCAATAGAAGAGATACAAAGGTTTCAAACATTGTTGCTCCAGTCTAATAATCCAAAAGAACAAGATGTATATGAACAAAAAATAATTAATATTGCTAACTCTGTTGATGGAATAGATGAAAGTCAGTATGTAGGTATTGCACAAGAGACAAGGGACAATGTAGCTAAAACTAATTGGGATAGAAGTGTTTTGGCAAGACAACAAACTGAAGCTCAACTAACATCATATGTTGACGGGTTTGTTAATCAAGCAATTATTAAACAAGACCCATATGCTTATATAGATGCAAACCTTCCAGAAAACTTTCAATTTTTAAAAGACCGAATAATAAAAACAATTAAAGAAAAAGACGAGGTATTGGCAAGCCAAGAAGAGTTAAGAAATTCTGGCAAATTAAGCAAACGAGATGAGCAATTTTTGTTTGACAATAAAGATATATTTGAAGGCATTCCTGGAGTCATGGAGGAGTTTGATATTTATCGAAATCCAAATTCTTCTGATCGCCAGAAAAGATTGTCTGCTCAAAAATTAAACAAATCAATTAACACTGAAAGACAAAGACAAAGAAGTCTTGAAGTAAGCCCAACATTTGCAACAGACAGTGCAGGCATAGCAATTAGAGCAGTTCTTGGGGAAGAAGATATATCTATTCCTGTTCTTGAGAATGGTAGAATTGTTCAAAAGTCATTGCCAACTGGCACTGGATTTTTTGAAAGCCCAGACATTGTTGATGTAGCTCGCGATCTTTATGAAGACAAAGATCAAAAGTCTGCTTTTATAAACAAAGTAGCAAAACAGTATCAGCTTAATCCAAACGCAAACCCAAGAGAAGCAGTAACAAAAGCGCTAGAAGAAATGGGCGTTGATACAAGCGGAGAAGAGATTACCCAAGCAAGAAGGGAAGATCTTGTTGGTCAAGCAACACAGCTAGAAAACTTAATTACTCAAGCTCTTAAAGCTGATGGAATTGATCCTGAAAAAGCAACAAAAGAACAAGTTACAGCAGCAACAGAAAAGGCTAGGGCTGGATTGGAAAGCAGGATATTAAGAGATCGCGAAGAAATGTCTCAAAGAATACAGTCTGTTAGAGATCAAGCCAAAGAAAGAAGATACGGCCCTTCAAATAGGTAAGACTTAATATGTCAGAAGAACAGATAAAGTTTGAGCAAATGCTTGATGATTTTTATGAGTCATCTAAAGAGCGTTCTAGAACAAACACTGTAGGTGCGGCTCGATCTGTTTTTCAAGGCTTAACCTTTGGCTTTGGAGATGAGCTAGAAGCGCTATACAAGTCAGGCAAAAAAGATACCAACTATGACGAAGAGCTAGAACAAATAAGGGATGAGCATGGTAAGTATACAACCCTTAATCCTGGCGTTTCTACGGCAGCAGAAGTTGCTGGCGCAATTCCAACAGTTGCACTAGGTGGCATACTTTCTAAAGCGGGTGTATCTGTAGCTACTCAAGGCGCTATTGAAGGTGCAATTTATGGTGTTGGCACTGGAGAAACAGCAGAGCAAAGACTTGTTCAGGGCTTAACTGGCGGCGCACTAGGCTATGGTGTGGGTAAGTTAGTTGATGTTGCTATAACTGGCAAAATAACAAACAAAGATATTGATGCTGATTTATCTCAATCAACATCTACAAAATTATCATCCCCATTGGATACTGAAACGCCATACAATGCATTTATAGATCAGGATGTATTAGATGTAGAAAAATACACTCCTGTTGCTGATCCTGCATTTAGAAGAAAACCGTTATCTGAAGCAGCTACTGCTGGAGAGTTATTTGAAGGCGTTAAAGCCTCTGTTCGTCAGTTTTATAATGACAAGATGCGCGGTGTATCAGACACATTATGGGCTGAAGTAGCTCCTGAAGTGGGTGCTAGGTATCAAAGAGCTAGCGAGACAGCATTAAGAGAGAATGCCAAGGCTCTTGCTAGGTTTGGAGATAGGCTTGTTCCTGCAATTAAAGCAATCAATGAGAATGCAGACGCAAAAGGGGCAATGCTTGACTATGCCGCTGGGTATTTAGGTAAGGGAGCGCAAGGTCGAGACAAGTTAAGGAGTGAATTATCATCCGTCTTAACGTCAGATCAAATAAAATCAATTGATGAGTATCTAGACTTTAGTAATAGTGCAAATACTAGATTAAACAAAGAAGTATTTGCTGCTTCGTTTGATCCAAACAAAACATATCTTCATACTCGGTTAAATAAAGAGCAACTGTCTGCTCTTAAAAAACAAAACAACCTTACTGATGAACAGCTTGAGGATCTTCTTGATGATCCTGCTTTTAAAACGCGAACAAGAGGCAAATATTTAAACAGTAAAGATCCTAGCAGACCAAACCCAATGGATTATGACAATCCAATTGTCTCTGATATGCAGCGCATATTTAAAATGGAGCAGCTTGCTCAGTTAAAAAGAGTTTATGGTGTTGATGTTGATTATGTTTCATCACAATTAAACAAGTCGTTATCTCCTTCTGAGTTTATGGATGCGCTTGCTATAACTTTAAAGAACAAGGGACTTCAAGATGATGCTGTGACGTTTGCAAGAAAGCTCATGGTTGATGACATCATGGGTCAAAACAAAACAGCACATCCTATTGTTCAGGCATTAAGCTCTGTTGCTTATGCAACAACACTCGCTGGGCCAATGTCTGCTGTCCTTAACGTGGCTGACATACCTCTGGTTGGTGCTAAGTATGGTGGTCGAGCAGTAATGTCTGGTGCTGGTGCGCTTAAACCAATGAAGTTTAAGTCTGTTCCTAACGTAGATTTAAAAACAGCAGGATTAAACAACCAACA